GCTGATGGTGTTGAGGATGAAACAGTAGGTCAACAGTGGTTAGAGACACACAACAACTGGCCTGCACAAATGTGGATTCAAACATCTTACAATACATCAGGTAATAAACATTCTTCAGGAGATGATTCAAAAGCATTTAGAGGAAACTACGCAGGTATAGGTTATGAATGGGATGAGGATAATCAAATCTTCTGGTCTAAAAAACCACATGCATCTTGGGTCAAAGATATTGCAACTGCAAGTTGGAAATCACCAATTGGTGATGCTCCTGAGTTAACAGAAGAAGAAAAAACTGCAAATAAATATTACGCTTGGAATGAAGAAGGGCAGTCTTGGGACTTGACAGATTTTCCAGCATAAATTACAAAGGTATGTGGTATGCAAAAGAAAGTATTATCTGAAATAGCATTATATTGTGGTGATGTGGCGATGCCCAAAGATTGGGATATTGATAGAGATAAATTACAAAAAGATATATTAACATCACAGGTTACAGACTCACCTTTTCCATTTTCAAGAACTTGGGATATGTTAAATACTTACATCAGAGAGCATATAAACCTGAATTATGGTTTTACTCTAATTAACAAAGAAACATGGGGCAATATGTATAAGCCTCAAGAAACTACAATACCTTTATTAAATATAGATCCAATAGATCTACGTAACTCTCCAGATTTTACATTATTGTATGGTGTAAAAGTTAAAGATTGTAATGTTAGAATACATTATGAAGATAACAGACGTAAAGGTAGATCTTGGGATATAAAACTTACAAATAATAAATTTATAATGTTTCCATCAACTAATATGTATTACATAACTAATAACCAACAGGATAGTTTAAATTTTGTACAAACTATGACTTATGAATATATCTAATTATTATTGGTATTTTAGTGGTGTTCTTACACCTAGATTCTGTGATGATGTAATACAATACGCATTGCAACAAAAAGAAACAATGGCCAGGACTGGTGGATACGGAGACAGAAAATTAAAAAAAGAAGAGGTATTAGATTTAAAAAGAAAAAGAAATTCTGATTTAGTTTGGTTGAGTGATACTTGGATATATAAAGAATTACATCCATATGTACACGAAGCAAATAGAAACGCTGGTTGGAATTTTGAATGGGACAGAAGTGAGTCTTGTCAGTTTACAAAATATAAATTAAATCAATATTATGATTGGCACTGTGATAGTTGGGACAAACCTTATGATAAACCAAATACACTAGATCATGGTAAGATTAGAAAATTATCCATGACCTGTCAGTTGACAGATGGATCAGAATATAAGGGTGGTGAATTAGAATTTGATTTTAGAAACTATGATCCACATATGAGAGACGA